GCATGATGATGTCCACCAAGATGATGGGCGCAAACGGCCCTTTCACTCCTCCCATGTACTCACACCTGTACCGTCTGTCCTCACAAGCTGAGTCAAACGACAAGGGCAAGTGGTTTGGATGGGAGATCGAGCGCATCGGCCCTATTGAAGATAAGAGCGTGTACCAAGCCGCAAAAGCATTTGCTACTCAAGTGAATTCTGGCGAAGTCAAGGTCAAGCACACTGACGAAGAAGTCAGCAGCGCAGGACCCGCACCGTTCTGATTTGAGGGGGCGCGATGCCCCCTCTTTCTTCAATAGAGATGCCAATGGAACAACTACAAAGATTTCAGGACATATTCAGGGGACTGGATATTGCCTATGGGACATACGTAATCAAAGCGGAAAGAGGCGATGGAAAGCAAGCAGGAAAAGCCACGGTTGTTCGCAAACCACCTACAGATGACCTATGGCAAAAACACCTTGAAGGCGTTGACCCGAGTCTGGGGATTATTCCAATCCGGGCGGATAACACATGTATCTGGGGATGTATTGACGTTGACCAGTATCCTCTGGACCACAAGGGACTCGTAGAAAAAGTTGCACAGTTGAAGCTGCCGCTTATTGTTTGTCGTAGCAAATCGGGAGGCGCACATGTTTTTCTCTTTACAAAAGAACCCGCCCCGGCTCGGGACTTTCAACAGTACCTTAAAGATGCGGCGGCGCTGCTCGGCGAAGCTGGCAGAGAAATTTTTCCTAAGCAAGCCGAAATCTTGGTTGATCGAGGAGACACCGGAAACTTCCTCAACCTCCCGTACTTTGGGGGTGACGCGGGAACAAGGTATGCATTCAATGACGACGGTTCGGCGGCAACGCTTGACGAGTTCTTTGGACTATATGCGGCGAATGTCCAAGAGCTACCGCTCAATTTTCCTGAGCCGCCTAAGCAAGCGGAGAGTCCCATCAAAGATGGCCCTCCTTGTTTACAGGCTCTATGCGCACAGGGCTTCCCAGAGGGGACGCGCAATAATGGACTATTCAACATTGGGATCTATCTTAAGAGGTCCGCCCCCGGATCTTGGGAAGACAAGCTTGTGGAGTACAACATCAAGCATGTGGCTCCCCCTCTCCCGAACAACGAGGTACAAATACTCGTCAAACAAGTCGGCAAAAAAGACTATCAGTACAAGTGTAAGGATGCGCCCCTCAACAGCTTCTGTAATTCGGGCCTATGTAGATCGCGCAAATATGGCATCGGAAGAAACGGTCCTGATGCGCCTCAAATAGCATCGCTCTCCAAGTACGCGTCCGACCCACCACTGTGGTTCTTGGATGTCAACGGCAAGCGTGTGGAGCTTGAAACAGAAAGCCTCTTCACCCAAGCTGCATTCCAAAAAGCATGCGTGGAAAAACTCAACGTGCTGCCCCCAACCCTGCGCAAACAGGATTGGGAAAACATGCTCAACGCCCTGCTCAAAGAGATGGTGGAGACAGAACAGATCGCCGAGGCCAGTGAAGACACAAGTCTCACGGGCCGCTTCATGGATCTGCTGGAAGAGTTCACGACCCACATGCAGCAAGCAATGGACCGCGATGAGATCCTCATGGGCCGACCATGGCGTGAGGACGATGAAGCCAAGACCTACTTCCGCATGAAAGATCTGGAAGGCCACTTGAAACGCAACAACTTCGTTGGCCTCACAGCCCCCAAGATGGCCCAGCGCCTGCGGGACATGGGCGGAGAACCCATCCCACTGTTCCTTAAAGGCCGTGCTACTCGTTGCTGGCGCATACCAAGCTTTGAGAAGCAAGACGCTCCATTCCAAACCCAGACCACCCGCATCGAAGGGAGCCCATTTTGAGATACCTGAAGATTGATGGCCACGACAACGCAATCATCGGCCCGGCGTTCATCTGGCACAACCAGACACATACCTCGGTGCTTGTGTACAACGCTGAAACGATCAGGGACAACCTTGTTCGTGAAGACGGCATGAGCCTTGAAGATGCGCGTGAATTCATCGAGTTCAACATTGAGGGTGCGTATGTTGGCCCCCACACGCCCGTGCTGGTGTGGCCCGAGGACATGTGGGACGGTGAATGGGATGACTGACATCCACAAGATCTTCGGCCCTCCCGGCTGCGGCAAGACAACCTACCTGCTCAACGTGGTGGACAAGGAACTGGAGGCGGATGTTTCCTCTGCAAGAATTGGCTACTTTTCTTTCACCAGAAAGGCTGCCAACGAAGCGCGGGACCGGGCCATCCAGAAGTTTCCCCAGCTCAACGCCAAAACCGACTTCCCCTATTTCCGAACCCTGCACAGCTTGGCATTCCAGTGCCTTGGCGTACGGTCCGAGGACATCATGCAGGCTGAGCACTTCCATGAGTTCGCCGCCCAAGCAGGGATCGAGCTATCCCTGTCCCATGACACCGAGGTGGATCTGGTCAAGCCCGACAACCCCATCCTGAACGAGATCAACATCGCCCGCATCAAGGGTGAGGACTTGAAAACCCACTACAACAAGTGCGGCCTAGACATCGAATGGCACCACTTTGAGTTCGTCGAGCGGACCTACCGCCACTACAAACGCAGCAAGAATCTGTTGGACTTCACCGACCTGTTGGAGATGATCGTCAACCAACCCGAGCGCCTGCCCATGCTGGAGGTGCTGATCGTGGACGAGGCACAGGATCTTTCCCGCCTGCAATGGATGATGGTCGAAGCCCTGACCGTGAGATCCAAGCGGACATTTCTTGCCGGTGACGACGACCAAGCCATTTTCTTCTTTGCCGGTGCGGACGTGAAAAGCTTCCTCGCCTTTGAAGGCAGCGTCACCATCTTGAACCAGTCCTACCGCGTCCCGGCCAAAGTCCATACCTTGGCCAATCGCATCGTTAATCGCATCCGCGAGCGCCAGCCCAAAGAATGGGAATCCCGCGAGTTTGAAGGTCTCGTCAAGACCTACCAGCGCTTTGAGGACGTGCCGGTTGAAAACGGCCAGTGGCTCATCATGGCCAGCACCAACTACATGCTCAACCCCATCCACGAATGGCTCAAATCCATCGGGGTGCTCTTTGAGCGCAACGGCGTTCCAAGCCTGTCCCCACAGATCGCCCAAGCCGTGGTGGAGTGGGAGCGCCTGCGCAGGGGCAAAGCATTGGGCTACAACAACGTCCAGACGGTGTACCGGTACCTAGATACCAGCGCCGTGGCCCGGGGCTACAAGACATTCAAGACCGGCGACATCAATGGCTTGTACACCATCGATGAGCTGAAGGAAAAGCATGGCCTCTTGACGGATGCCGTGTGGCATGAGGCGCTGACCAAGATCGCCGACGACAAGAAAGAATATTTGATCTCCTTGCTGCGCCGGGGCGTGAAGCTGTCGCAAGCGCCAAAGGTGCGCCTGTCCACCATCCACGGAGCCAAGGGCGGCGAGGCTGACAACGTCATGCTGCTGATGGATCTTTCGCCAAAGTTCGCCAAGGAATATGCAAGCAACGCGGACAACGTCCACCGCTTGTTCTATGTCGGGGTCACCCGCGCCAAACAATCGCTGCACCTTGTGCTGGCCAAACACACTGAAAAAGGATTCCGACTGTGAAAACGATGCCCCTATTTCCCACCATCACCGAGTGGGTGCCCCCTGATACATTCCCAAATCTATCTGCTGCAAAGGAGATTGCAATTGACCTCGAAACCTGTGACCCCCACATGGAATCTTTTGGCCCCGGATGGCCTCGCAACGATGGTTTCATTGCTGGGTACGCTGTTGCTGTGGAGGGCTGGAGTGGATACTACCCTGTTGCTCATGCTGGTGGCGGCAATCTTGATAAGCGCCTTGTTGAGCGTTGGGTCCGTGATGTTCTCGCAACCCCTGCCGACAAGGTTATGCACAACGCCGCTTATGACTGGGGATGGCTTAGAGCCAGCGGATTCACTGTCAATGGCCGAATTGTCGATACCATGCTCGCCGCCCCTCTCATTGATGAAAACCGATTCAGCTATTCCCTCAACGCCCTTGGCTTCGATTACCTTAAAAAGGTCAAGTCGGAAGCAGCCCTCAAACAAGCCGCCGCTGATTTTGGTGTCCACCCCAAAAAGGAACTCTGGAAGCTCCCTGCTATGTACGTTGGTGAGTACGCGGAGCAAGACGCGGCGCTGACCTTGGAACTCTGGCGGCACTTCAAAGTCAAGATGCGCCAAGATGAAGTCGAATCAATCTTCAATCTGGAAACCGAGGTCTTCCCTGTTCTCATGAACATGACGTACCAAGGCATCCGCTTTGACCGCAGCAAGGCAGAGCAGTTGATCGATCAGTTGCAAAAGCGTGAGAAAGAGATCCACAAAGAGCTGCGCACAATCTGTGGAGCAGGTGTGGATATCTGGGCCGCACAGTCCATCGCCGTGGCCTTTGACAAGCTCGGCGTGGCCTATGGCAAAACAGGGCGTGGCGTTCCAACCTTTACAAAAGGCTTTCTCGATGCCTGTGAACATCCTGTGGCTAAGTTGATTGTCGAAGCCCGCGAGACCAACAAGACGCACAGCACATTTTTGCAACCGTATCTGGACTTCAGCGCCAAGACCGGGCGCATCCACCCGCACGTCAACCAGATGCGCAATGAGGATGGGGGCACGGTGACAGGACGGTTGTCCATGAACAGCCCCAATCTGCAACAGGTGCCTGCCCGACATGAAATCATCGGCCCGCTGGTGCGCTCACTCTTTCTGCCCGAAGAGGGCGAATTATGGGCATCAAACGATTTCAGTTCCCAAGAACCGCGACTTTTGGTGCATTACGCCCACCTCTTGAACCTGCCCGGGGCAGAACGGATGGTCGATGCCTACAACAACGACCCTAACACCGACTTCCACCAAATGGTCGCAGACATGGCTGGAATCAAGCGCAAGGCTGCCAAAACGATTGGTCTGGGCCTGATGTACGGCATGGGCAAGGGAAAGCTTGGCGGCGAGTTGGACTTGTCCGCTGACGAGGCTTCAGAGCTGATCAACACGTTCCACACCAAGGTGCCGTTCCTCAAGGGCACGGTGAACGCGGTCATGCGCCGGATTGAGCATCCGGCATCCGGCGGAGCTATCCGCACGCTGCTTGGCCGCAAATGCCGCTTCCCTCTGTGGGAACCGGTGGAATGGGGCGTGAACAAGGCGCTTCCGCATGAACAAGCAGTCATTGAATACGGCTCGCGGATCAAGCGTGCGGGGACCTACAAGGGCCTGAACAGGCTCATTCAAGGGTCGGCCGCAGACCAGACCAAAGCGGCCATGGTGGCGCTCGCCAAGGCCGGATTTACGCCCATCCTGCAAGTGCATGATGAGCTGGCGCTGTCGGTTAAGAATCGGGAGGAGGCACTGGCTGCTGCCGAGATCATGGCCAATGCTGTGCGCTTGGAAGTTCCCAGCCGCTGTGACGTAGAGGTAGGCCCGAGCTGGGGTGAGGCAAAATAAAAGGGCCCCGTAGGGCCCTTTTTACTTGAACAAGTTTTTGATCTTCTCCCAGATCTGTTTCTTCGGAGACCTTACGATCTCCATCCACGAACCGGGCTTGGGTTTGTTGTCTTCAAACAAATCCAGCTGCGTGATCGTGAACCTGTACTCACCCTTGCCCCTTCCGGGGACAAGGGCCGCTTCAATCTTGTTCTCGTTGGCCAAACCCAACCCACAACGGCGGACCATGGAAATGGGCAGCGTTGTAAAGGCTGCAATCTCCGAGGTCTTCATCGAGTAATTGTTCGTGCGTAACGCGCCGAGGAACAGGGCCCGAACCTCCGCCGGGGCCATCTTGACGGGCAACGGTTTGATCATCGCTCGCGCCCTTGCAGCCGGTCAGCCACCAAGGTAGCGTAGCCCGCAATATCAACCCAGTGATCCACCACATCAGGGTTGCCATTGACGATGCGCCCAATCTTATGCACGATCATCTCCAAAGCTTCCCACTGGTCATCAGCAAAGGTTTTGTCATGCTTGGCAGCATGGGCAGCCATGGTGCGTTTAATAGCCTGCATGAGTTCTGCGCCGTCTTTGAACTTGCCGTAGTTCTCGGCCCGCGCATCGAGCGTTGCATTTACATCAGGAACGGGCGGCATAGGAACCATCTCCGGGGGTGCCCAAATCCCGATCTGATTGTCCAGCGCCTTCTTGCGCAACTGGTATCCAAGGGACGGGGTGATGCCAAACTTCTTGGCCACTGTTCCCACCTTGGCACTGGGATGGTTCATGATGTACTCCATGAACTTGACTGACTTGCTGCTTTGCTTTCTCATACTGGTGCGTCCTCTGTTTGATGAACACCGGCTTTGCCGGGTTCTGAAAACCGGCTTTGCCGGATTCGGTTAGTAAAAAATATCGCCGAGTTTTTTCGGCATCCTGCTCATGCTTTCTGTGAAGCATTTCCAAAATCTTTGGATCTACGCGCTCGAACGGATTCCACCCGTTTCTCTCGATAATTGTTGAAACGGTCTCGGCCCTCTTCTTTGATCTGCGCGGACGTGACTGCAACTTCTTCAGTTGTGAACTTGTGTCCATTTGCACACTCTCTCCTTCTTCTGTATCTAACAGGACTGGACCGCGTTTCAAGGATCACGGACCACGCGCCACATTCAGGGCAATTCATTTGATTGGAGCCTCCATGCATTTATGCTTCTCTGCTTCTTTCTTGTTCAAGAAAATCAATTTGCAGTCGGTGCAATGCCAAAGCTCGTTTTGAACTACCACGGTCTGCTTCTCTGCGTGTTGCCCACGC